TTAATCTGTGCAAGATTGGTAGGCTCTTTTGCTCGTACAATGTTTGCCATGTCAGTCTTTCATATAACGTTGATTGCTTGGAACAGCAGGAATAGTGGTGCCCATATTACTAGTGGCGGTCTTTTTTAAAAATGTTTCTTGTGTGGCAGTATCTAATGCTGCTTGGTCATCGGCTGTTAGGCCGCTGCTGGTACCAAAAAGAGAAGTTGTAAATATTGAACTGTTTGCTGTCATTATATTGTTACCGTTGGTGGTGCTGGGTTAGTTGATGTAAAGTTTCCGTATCCGCCACCAAGTCTTTGCGGATTTCCGTTTTGTATAAATTGATTTGCTTCGGACCCTGCAACTGCTGCCTGTGCCGGAACAATGCTACTTGCATAGGGTGTTTGTTGTAGGACCTTACCTGTAATGGCTCCAATGACACTAGAATTAGTGCCAGCCAAAAACGAAGGTACTCCTGATTGTACTGACCCAGATTGTATTGCTGTCAGTATCCCTGCATTGGTTGGCGCCAGTGCTGTATTAATTGCTTGTTGTTGTTGTGATTGTTTGACTTCCTCAGCTTTGGCTTTGGCTGCACGTTCTTGAGATACTTTTAACAATGCTCCACCAAAACTTAAAAAATCCAATGGCGAGCTACTTGACACAGCCTGTAGTGCTGCTGACGCAATGGCAGCATTACTGGAATCAGTTGGTTTTTCAATGTTGACTGTTTTGTCAATTGCTCCGCCAGTCACTTGCCCTTTGCTGTTAGTAATCAATCCGGCAATGGCCACACCAATGCCTAGTTCAGGTTTACCCGATAATGCCAATGCTGCTCCACCAACTAATAATCCTGTGCCAAGACTAATGCTTGATCCATTGCTGTTAACACTACCTGACGCCGCACCTGCTAATCCAGCAATAGATCTTCCTCCCGAAGAAGGTCTACTGGCCAAACTTCCTACTGAAGGAACAAAAAATCTATCCCGCGGATCTTTTCCATTCAATATATCCATGCCGGCACTGAGCAATTCTGCTTTGGCCAATCCTTTAAGATCTACGTTTTTGTTTTTTTCAAAAGATCTAAATAGTCCAAATGCCCCTTTAACAGGGTTTTGTACAAATGCATCAAGTGCAGACACTATACCGCCAGGGCCCAAGAAGCTGTTGGTTCCACCACCTGCTGCTGTAAGCGGGCTTGGTGCTTTATCGTAGTGCAAGTCAGCAAATCCTTTGACTGTATTTTGTGTCACATATCCACTAGCATAAAGCATGGTTGTGTATGCTATAGTCATACTATGTTCAAGGCCGCCGTTGCCACTGGACTGGTGATTGCCGTGACTGAATTGAGAAATCATAGGATTTACTAGTGTGTACTCGCTGAATTTCTTTTGATGTAAACTGTAAATTCTAATAGCTTGTATGTACTGTGCTCCGTTGACGCCAGAGTCGCTTCTGGGTGTATATCCAAAATTGTTATAGATATCTCTTTGTCCCAAACGATATTGATTTTTTGCATGGTATGAAGGATGAACGGTACCAGTGCTGTCTGCATAACTTGCATCCATATCTCTGTAGTAATGATTAAAGTAGTCAAACCAAAATCCACGAACAACATCAGACTGATCATCGTGGAATGTTATTTGTATTGTGTCGTATTTGACTTTGGTTTGTACTACTTCAGGCCTATTATAGTTGTTGAATGTTTTAGTGTCAATACTGAACTTTGGAAGATCCACTGCTTTGACCAACATGCCTGCTTCAAGAATTTTATCTCTAGCCACTTTAGTAAGTGAAGGATTCAGATCAAAATACACATGGTATAGCCAGTCATACTTTGGACTAAGCGCATAGTTGTTGTCAACATAAAGCCTACTGGCGTGCCTGAAATCACGAATCTGATCTCCGGTAGCAAGTTGTTGTAAAAATCCGTCAAATATTCCCATGTGTGATACCTTTCTAATATTTATGCCAAAAAAATACCTGGTCAAAGCCAGGTATTTTTAAACATATTAATTATTAGGTTATACCAGTAATCAATGTTCCTAGTGTACGGCCAACTGCTGTACCAACACCAGTTCCTGTTGGAGTCTGAACTGCGTTATCATATGTAACTGTTAGTGTAATTTCTGCAGGAGCACTTTCAGTGTATGACATTTCGCCGTAATTGACTTGATTGACAAATGCACCATACAGTTCCCATGTTTCTAAAACATTGGGCTGATTTGCACCATTACCACCGTCTAGCATTTCAAACTTAAGAAGAAACTTATAATCAATACCAGAACTAGCTGATGCTTGTTCTGCAAAATCAAATTGCTTCTGAATTTGTTCGCCGACTAACTTGCTTACATTTCCGCCGGCATCATCACGCAAGGTAACTGTAACTGGCTCCCAGCTTGGTTTACCTACCAAATTGACCTTTGAGTTATATGCTTCAATTACAAACGGATTGAAGTTTACATTTGGGCGGCTAATACTAGCTACTTGTTTTGTCAATTCAACTCTGTCGCTACTAACACCAAAATTTTCAAATACTGCACGGAAGCGATATTTTAATTTAGGCATTAACAAGCCTTGTGTGCTAGCACTTTGGTTAGTTGCTAACGGTACTGTAAATCTGTTTAATGAGGCTATTGCCATTTATATTCTCCTGTTATAGGTATTTATCAAATTTTTTCCAAAATTTTCTAGGGGGTATTTTACACCCCCATACCCATATTATACACCTGCTGCTATATCACCTGGATTCTTTAAGCGAATTGGGATGTAGATAAATTCAACATCTTTCATTGGCTCGATTGCAATGTCAACATACAATTCGTTTCTTGCGATACGAGTTGGTGTGTTATTTGTGTCATCGCAAACTACTAGGTAATCGTAAATACCACGTTTTGCCACTAGATCGTTAATTGCACCACTGATGATGTTCTTGATTTGATCACGTGTAATCTTGTCGTTTGGTTCAAACAAGAATCCGTTACCAACGCTGGCAAGGATTGTACGAATGTAGTTAACCAAACGTGCTACGTTGATACGATCCAAGCTGCTTGCGGTTGGATTACGTGTTTTCTGTCCCCACACACACAAACCAACACCCGGTAAGTTGGTGATAGGGTTAATCTTGTTTTCATACAATACATCACGTAGTCCAGTACGAATACTGTTAAAGTTAAATTCACCTGTGGTTGAATCAATGTATCCAATGCTGCTTGCATTGTCTACCAGACCGCGACGTGTACCAGCTGGAGCAAACCATTGATAGCTAACGTTATCGTTAAAAATCATTGTGCGTAATGCCATGTGACTTGCAGGAACAACAATGTCGTTGCCCTGTAAATCGCTAGTCTTGCCACTTGGATAGTAAACTGCAAGATATGGATCAGCAGTTGCCAAGCCATCACCGTTGACGTTGTTGCTCCATAGTGCAATATCAATTGCATTAGGTGCTAGACGCATTGGTGTGTCACCAATGATAAATGCTGTATTGGCACGATCGTTGTTCAATGCAACCATTTCGTCAATGGTTTCTACATAACCAGGAGCACAAATAATGTTAAATGCATATTGTTCTTCACGCACTTCGGTGCTTGCAATCAATGCTGCTTGCATTGCTGCTGTAACCATACGACGCTGTGCCTGACGACCCATATACGGACTACCATTGTCTTTTAATCCACTGGCAGTTTGCCATGTGTTTTTAACTGTTGGCAAGTTAGCACTTGCACCAGGAACTGCTGGTAAGTCAGGATATGCGTTAGCATTAAATTTATTGCTTACATATTGTTTTACATTATAACCGCTACGGCGTGTGTTGAATAACAACATACCGCGTGGATATAGTCTAAAGTCTGGCGCATCTTGGTCAATATAATCGCTTTCTAATAGATCGTAAATGGCTGGAAGAGAGCCAGTAATAATATCTGTAGTGCCAGTGGTATCCCAACGTGCATCTGCAAACACAATTCCATTTTGTCCAACTTGATCTGTGGTATCAACTAAAATCCAAGCGTCGCCATCGTAACGATATATCACTGGATAATTTTCAAGATCACCGCTGTCTAACCAAAGGTCACCTGCTGCTAATGCAGTAACACCGTCACTTTGTTTTTCTGGTTCGCTTGCGCTAATAATAACGCCCTCTGGATCGGTTAACGACAAGTCGTAACCGCGAGCATCTGTAGTTGATCCATCATAGTAACTGCTGTGATATGATTTCCATCCGCCAATCTCGTTAATCATGATATCAACACTGGCAGGATCGCTGTAGTACCATAATGTTCCGTCAGCTGGCTCTTGGTATGGTTCAGATGTACTGTAGGTCAATATAAACGAAGTAGAATTAGGAACTTCCCAGTTTGTCAATGCAAGAGTAGTACCGTATAATATTGTACCTGTTGTACTACTAGTAAATCCAGCATCTGCGGTTGGAGTCCCGGTATCATCTGCTAGATAAATGTCGCCACCATAGATATGAGTAAATGTAATTACATTGCTGGTGCTGACACTGATATTAAGTTCAGGAATATTTTTTGCTAAAATATCGCTAACAAAACTTGCGGTGCTTGTTCCAGTCAATGTGACAGTATATTCAGTGATGTCTGCAGACCCAATTTCAGTCACACCAATTATCATAGCGTCACTGATTGTGAACGGACTAGAAGTTGTTGCTGTGCCGCTGACTACTGTCTGTCCAGTAACACGACGACGGAACGGTTTAAATCCGCCGGTGTCTGTTCTTAGAGGATCGTATCCAATCCAAACAGTACCTGCGGCAATACCATTACCGCCACCGCTTGCATCTAATCCAAACAACGCATCTTCGGCTCTATTATAAAATTCTGTGGCCAAGGTTGCAAAAGTACCTGTACTTGTGCTGTAACGCTTGATAACAAGGTCTGCACCGCTACCGGTTGCACCAACTTTAGCAAATATTGATCCGCTTGGTCGAGGTGTGGTATCTGTGCTTCTCCAGCTTGGCATTGCTGTAAAATTACCGTATTCTAAAACAGGATTTGCGTATGTGCCAGCAGTGATGCCCAATGTGGTTAGGCCAGTTCCAGAACTATTAGAGATGGCAATTTTACCATCAGCGGTTGAACCGTTACTCATTGCCAAACTTGTAGCATATAGATACAGTTTACCATCAACATTTGCTGCGGTAACACCAGTCACTGCTGCCGCATTAATTGCTGCAACCACTTGATCTAGTGTCCGTGCTGCACCAGTATTACCAATAGTAATAGCAGAACTGGCATTAATCACAATACTTGCTGCTGGCGTTGATGACGCAATTTGAGGATTTAATGCTGTGGCTTTGATAGTGGACCACGATGTTTGCCACTGTGTTGTACCTACACGCACCCAGACATTGTATTTTGCATCATCAGTTCTAATATTTGCACCTGCCTTGTAGAACATGTGTACGTTTGTACCAGTCCAAGCTACTGCATATTGTCCAATTTGACCAATGCTAGATTTTGGTACATTAATACCGCCTGACACAGTGGTATCATTGGTATTATCTGTAATCAACAGTGGAGTTTTAAGAGTAAATGCGCCAGCGACTGCATCCCACTCATTGATACCAAATTTGGTTTCTGCTAGGTCCAACCAATGTGTACCGTTACTAACAGGATTAGTTGGACGAACACTGGTACCTTGTAGTGCATTTAAATCAATATCTGCACGAATTGCATAAATTCTGTTTACGTTGCCTAGCGCACTATATGCTGCCATTAAACCGTATTCATTGCGTTCGTCACCGTGTAATGGTGTACCTGCTGCGCTTTGTTTGAAGCTTGGGTAACCCATTGCACTAATTAATTCACGCTGGCTACTATATGCTAATAGTTTACCTGCTCTTGC